ACCCGGATTTGGCTGGAAAGTTGCAGGGAATTGGGGTCTTGCGGCTTGCATTCAAGCGGCCTGGCGGGAAAGCGAGGACTCACGCGCAGCACCGGCCGGAGCGAGGTGTCCAGCGGGTGGCCCGGCAGCACTCGAATTTTCGAGGTGAGTTGAGGGGAATTGCTGACTGTTGCCCCCAAAGTTGCCCCCAGATGCTGCTCCTATTCGAGCGCTGCCCTCAGGGGTGCCCGCGGAGACGGGAGCAAGTTCCCAGAGGGCTCTGCCACGCGGCCCCGGGAGGGGCAAGGAAAGGACATCGCGCGCGCAAATTTCTCGCTTCATTGGGCGAATCACAAAACGCAAATCAGCTTGGATACGTGCGTATGCGTTGACAGCGTGGACAGTGTAGGACAGATCAGGATGAGTCAATGAATTCAAAGGCTTAGACGGGGTGGAATGAATCTGAAGATGTAGGACACAGTGAGGGACAGCGGGGACAGAAGAGAAAGTGAAGCATCTTCCGATTTCGCTTGGGGTTATCCAGACTCACCTTTCATGACGATTGAGATGAAAGCCCACGGCATGGAGGAAACCATTGAGCAGTGCTCTGCCCGTGAGCGTCTTCCGGCTCCGCTTCGCGGTGCCGCTTCCGAGCGCATCGAGCGCCACGGTCGAGGGTGCACACGATGAAGGTGGATGCACTCGGTCGGTACATCGAAGGGGGGGGCTTTGGGTCCCTCTGGACCATCTCCGCCGCGGGTAGTTCGAGCCCCGATCACCGACTGTTCACCGGTCTGCTCCAAGGGGGGTATGACCTGGAGTGGCGCCCATGATCCGGGATCTGGAAGCCACGATCACCCAGGAGGAGTTCGGCGGGCTGGTGGGGCTGTCCCAGCGGGCTGTCAGCGAGCTGATGCAGCGTGGGGTGATCCAGAAGGATGACACCGCCCAGGCGTGGCTTCATGCCTACTGCGCGCACATCCGCGAACAGGCTGCGGGCCGGTATGGCGATACCGATGCCGGCAAAGAGTTGGTTCAGCAGCGCGCCAGGCTTGCCAAGGAACACGCGGACTACCAGGCCATGAAGAACGCCGTCCAGCGCGGCGAGTACGCCCCCATCTCTGTCCTCACCAATGTGCTGGCAGCCGCCAGCAGCGCAGTCGTGGACCGCTTTGATCATCTTGAGGGCATGCTGGCCAAGGCCTGTCCGGACCTGCCCGAAGCGGCCAAGCTGGTGGTGCAGCAGACGATAGCCGGCGCGCGCAACGAATGGATCCGCTCAACGGCCGAATACGTGGACCGCTCCCTTGATGAGTTGGATGGTCCGGGCGATGACGCCGACGCGCCGACCACGCCGGAAGAACGCGTGCAGTCCGATGGAGGTTGAAGCCGCGCACCTGGCTTCGGTGAGCTCCGTACCCCAGTCGAAAGGGATCAGCGCATCGGTTCGCACTGCGCGCGGCCTTCAGGAATGGCGTTGGCCTCAGGCTGAACGGGCTCCCCATGCCTTTGCATGCGGCAGGCATCCCCTTGCCATCGCCTGTTGAAAACTGTCTCACGCCGCCCGTTAAATGAGACAGCACCTGCCAGATCACGCGCTTGCATCTTCAGTCTTCAAGGATGTCGGTGCGCAGCGCATGGTGTCGGGCCCTGTCGCCCGAAGACTTTCATCTGGCATCTGGTATGGGCTTCAACCAGTCTCACTCAGTGCTAGTGATTGAGACGGCTAATGCATCACCATGCGCTCGCATCTTCAGTTTCAAACGATGTCGATGCGCAGCGCCGAGCGACGTTAGGTGTCGGCACCTGGGTGAATGATCCATGGTGGCGACAGACACGGAGTGTTTCTGCCGCACTCTGTTTTCCTCAAGATCTGCTCTGCCTGCGCACACATCCAACTTTGGACGTGACATGAGCGAGCATCAAGCGCCATCTTCCACCGCACACCAGGCAAGCTGCCTCAGTGAACCCGCCTCCCACCAGCAGACGGATGCTGGGGAGGCGCAGGCCGAGACCCTTCTCACCAAGGCCAAGGTGTTGCAGCGCCTGGGCATGGGCGACACGGCATTCCGTGACCGCGTTCGGGCCGGTAGGGCTCCGAAGCCGGTGCGGGTGGGTCGGCGAACCCTCTGGGTCGAATCCGAGATTCAGGCCTACATCCAGCGCTTGATCCGCGAGGGAAGGGGCTGAGCCATGGTCATTGATCAAGGCTCCCCCGCGCTGCAAAACCGAGTCATCGCTGTCGCGCGGCGCCAACTTCCACTTGAGGCCTCGCCGTACGCATCCAGCCGTGGACCGTGCCTGCCGTTCTCCCGCGGGCACTTCTGCGCGTGCGCCGCGCAGGCTGCCCATGTGCAGCTCGTTGACGGCGCTCCGGTGGGGGTGCGCTGGCCGCCGCGTGTGGCAACGGGGGACTGTGGGCGCTGCCGCGCCAAGGCCCGGGCCTCGCCCTGTCCCCGAGCGATGGTCGTGTCGGTGGACACATTCGAGCCGCCGACGCTCTTGATGCGGGGAGGACCGTGCCCGTGAAAGTCATGGATGCCCACGCACCACGGCTTGCCGAGGCTTGCGGGAAGCCGGTGAACCCCTATCGCCTGGCCGAGAAGATCGCGGCAGGACAGCTGGACGAGCTGAGCCCTCAGGAGGCAAACCACATCAAGGCGGCCTTCGCCGAGTTCCTGAGAGCGGATGCAGGTCTCTACGACGAGCACGCTGGGGCCAAGTCCTTTTCTGCCTGCTTTGGGCTGCATGCCATTGGGCTGCAGTGCGCCCGTACCGCCAAGCGAAACCAAGCGCTGCAGGCCGCCATGGATTGCCTGGAGAAGCAGGGACGTGCCTCGGCAGCCAGACTCGCGCGGGACTGGGAGGCCTTCGTCCAGCGCCTCTGGCCCTCGTGGCGTATGGATGCAGAGCCGCCTGAATCCGCTAGCGAGCTGCAACGCCACCTGTACTGGGCGACGGAGCACAACCGAGGCAAGGCCCTGGGAGCCAAGCAAATCGGAAATGTGCTCTCGGGAAATTTCTGATGGTGGCGGTTTCCAGACCTCACCGCCAGCATTGACCCCATCAAAGGACGACACCCATGAACATCCTCGAATCCGCGCTGATCAAGCTTCTCAAGGCCCCACGGGATCAACTCGTGAGCCTGCGATCGAAGTTGATCGAACTGAGCACCCAGCGCGACACAGTTCACTATGCCCGCCCGCACCGAGATGACGTGAAGCGCGCCATCACCCGGCTCATTCAGGTGCGCCGCAGCCAATTCCAGAAGGACGCTGCGGTGGCTCTGAAGCCCTACACCGTCCGCCTGGACGAAGGGGCGCTGAACCGAGACCTCAGCCTGAGCGCGCTGACATCCTCTCTGTCCAGCTCGGAGGCTGTTCCCGCGCCACAACTGGACTTGCTGCTCTGCGTGATCGCTGGAGACGCCATCGTGAAGGCCATGCACCAGGCGGTGGACGAGATGCCCTGGGAAGGCGAGGGACTGCCTGCGGACCAGCGTGCGACGGAGCTTGCCCGTCTGGACGATGCCATGCAGGACCTCCGCACCAAGATCAACCAGCTCGAGAACGAGATGGTGGCCAACGGCATCAGCCTGCCGGACTGATTTCAACGCCAGCAGGAGCCAGGCAGATGCCTCCCGAGTACTTCACCTCCCTGCGCGACGCCCTGGACGGCAAGCGTGGGGCCGTTGCCGCTCACTAGGCCAACACCTGAGCAGCCCACCCGCAATCGAACCAAAGGAACCCATCCATGTCTTCTTACCCGTCCGTTCGCACTGTCCGAGATGTCGGCGAGACCATGATCCGCGGCATGACCGAAGCCCTGGTGCACCGCATGGACCCGAAGGCGCCAATCAGTGACCTGGGCCGTCAGCACATGCACCGCAGCCTGATCGAGATGGCGCGAGAAGTCCTGGGGTCCATGGGCGTTTCCGTGTCCGGCATGTCCCGCATGCAGATCGCCGGGGCTGCGCTGGCATCCCGAGCGATGACGACCGGTGACTTTCCCAACCTGCTGGCCAATGTGGCCCGCCGACGCATGGCAACCGCCTTCGCTGAGAGCGTGGGAACCTATGACCTCTGGGCCGTGCGGGCACCGGATCTGCCCGACTTTCGCGACGTGAAGGTGGTGAGCGCGGCAAACATGCCAGACCTCCTGCAGGTCAACGAAGGTGGTGAGTTCCAGTACGGCTCCATCGGCGATGCGGCCGAGTCCTACCGCCTGGGCACATACGGCCGCATCGTCGGCTTGACGCGCCAGGCCTTCGTCAACGATGACCTGCGAGCCTTCGACCGGGCCTTGCAGGCTTTCGCGCAATCGGCGCGCCGCCTGGAGAACCGACTGGTCTATGCGCAGCTCACGACCAATGCGGCCATGTCTGATGGCGTCACCCTCTTCCACGCCAACCATGGGAACCTGCAGACCGGGGCGGGCAGTGCTCTGAGCCTGGACGCCTTGGCTTCGGGGCGTGCGGCCATGCGCAAGCAGAAGGGCCTGCAGGGCGAGGCGCTGGACCTGGCGCCCGCCTGGCTCATCGTACCGGCGGCGCTGGAGCAGAAGGCCTATCAGTACACCTCGGCCGGCTATGTGCCAGCCACCAGTTCTGCCGTCAACGAATTCCGCCAGGGTGGCCGCTCGGCGCTCACCCCGGTGGTGGAGCCGCTGCTGGACAACGTCAGCGCCACCGCGTGGTTCCTCGCCACCCGTGGCAGCCAGATGGATACGGTCGAGTACGCCTACCTCGATGGTGGTGACACGCCCCACACCGAGGTGCGCCCTGGGTTCGGGGTGGATGGTCTGGACATCAAGTGCCGCCACGACTTCGCCTGCAAAGCCGTTGAATGGCGCGGCTTGCAGAAGTCTGCGGGCGCCTGACCCTGCATCAGATCCTTGGGGCATTCCAAGGAAGAACTGCGCGGGCGCGAGTAGGCAGGCATAGCCCCGGATCAGCAGCCCATGTCAGCCACCCGGCAAGCGGTGCCCGCTCCATGACGGTGCCACTTGCCAAGCCGGGCCAGGGAAGCCACACGAGCTGCTGCGAGGCCCGGCACCTCTACCTCTGAAGACAGAGCCATATGACTGATCAAACCATCCGCATCGTCCTCACAGGCGACAGCTCCGGACTCACCAGCGCGGCCAACAGCGGCTCCCAGGCCCTGGGCCGGTTCAATCAGCAGGCCAGTCAAGCAGCCCAGGGGTACAAGTCCATCGGCCAGAGTGCGGAGTTCTCCGCCTGGCAGATGCGCCAAGTGGGCCCGCAGATCACCGACATCGTCACCGGCCTGGCCACAGGGCAGAAGCCGCTGACCGTGTTTCTGCAGCAGGGCGGCCAGCTCAGAGACATGTTCGGCGGCTGGGGGGCGGCTGGACGCGCTCTGGTGCAAACACTGGGCGCAACCACCATTGCGGTTACCGCGGGCGCGGCCGGCGTGGCTGCACTGGCTCACATGTGGATGGAAGGCGCCGAGCAGAGCACAGACTTCCGCAATGCCGTGGCACTGACAGGGAACGCCGCGGGCATCACCGAGGGGCAGTTCAATGCCCTGGTCGAGCGTGTCAGCGCGGCCAGCGGCGCCACCCGGACCACCGCACGCGAGATTGCCCAGGCCTTTGTCCAGAGCGGCCGAGTAAGCGGGCCCGCGCTGGAGGTCATCAGCACCGCCGCCGCTCGCCTCGCGGAGGTTACTGGTCGCAGCAGCGAGCAGGTGGTGGGTGACATGCTCAACATGTCCAGCGGCGTAGCCGACTGGGCCACCAAGAACAACGAGCAATACCACTTCGTCACCGCGGCGCAGCTGGAGCACATCCGTGCCCTGGAAGCCCAGGGCGACAAGCAGGCCGCCATGGTTGCCGCGGGACAGGCCTTCATCGACCACATGGCTTCCCAGCGGGAGCAGCTAGGCTTGCTGGAGCGAGCCCTCAAGGCCGTGGGCGGCATGTATGACAGCGTGAAGCAGTCCATCTTGTCCATTGGGCGGACCAACACCGTCCAGGATCAGATCGCTTCCTTGCGGGAAGAGCTGGCCAAGTATCAGACCGCCACCCGCGATGTCGATGGTCCCGCCCGCGGTGTGCGCAGCTACAACCCGGCGCGTGTGGCCGAGCTGACCCAGCGCATCGCAGACCTGGAGATCGAGCTTGCCGACCAGAACAAGCGTGCGGCCGGGCGCGCCGATTACGCCAAGCAGGAAGACGCCGCCACTGACCGCCGCGAGAAGCTGCGCCAGGCGACCGAGGCACTGGCCGGTGCCAACAGCGAGTACACCAAGACGGTCAATGCCCTGGCTAAGTCATACGCGGCGGGCGACGAAGGGGTGAAGACCTACGAGCAGTACCAACAGCTGCTGCTCGAGGCGCGCCAGAAGTACAACCCCACCGGAGAAAGCCGCTCCACCTCGGACGCCGCCGCCATCAAGGCCGCTGCCGAAAGGGTGGTGGCAGCCTACCAAGCCGCTACCGACGAGCAGCGGGCCGCCGATGCTGCCCGCACCACCGTGGCCGGCATGATCGCGCGGCTGAACAACGACGCTGAAGCCGCTCCGGACACATTCCAGGGCAAGGTGGCCGCCCAGGCCGCCGCCATCTTCCAGCGCCAAGAGCAGCAGTACCAGCGGCAGGTCAAGTCCATCACTTCCAGCCGGGCGGAGAGCCTGACCCAGATCGAGGCGGCCGGGGCCGATGCGGCCAACAAGGCGGCGAACCTCAACATGTTCGGCGCGCCGGACGCCAACTACCGCCAGCAGGTCAAAGACTTCGCCCGGCAGCTCACCGACCAGACGGCTCAGATCAATGCTGGCCTGATCACCGATGACCGTATGCGGGCCGTCTCGCTGCTGGACATCGAGCGCCAATCGGCGCAGGAGCGCATTGACGAATGGAAGCGCTATGGCGTCAACGTCCAGGCTGCACAGGATGCTCTTGATGCCAGCATCGTCGCCAAGCAAGCTGCGCTGGATGAGCAGTTGAAACCTGGGTATCAGCGGCTGATCGATGAATGGCAGCGCACCACCGATGTGATCGCCAAGACCTATGACGAAGGCATCACCAACATGCTGCAGCAAAGCAGCCAGGCCTTTGGCCAGTGGGCCACAGGCCAATCCGTCAGCCTGAAGAATCTGGTGCTGCAATGGGAAGCCACCCTGGCCCAAGGCCTATTCAAGACGGCCGTGGGCAACCTGCTATCCAGCGCGGGCACCAACTTCTTCGGTGATCTGGCCGGCATCAACTTCGGTGTCAACGCCAAGGGCGGCGTCTACCAAAGCCCCAGCCTGCACGCCTACGCCAACAGCGTGGTCAGCAGTCCCACCATGTTCGCGTTCGCCAAGGGCGTAGGGCTGATGGGCGAAGCCGGGCCCGAAGCCATCATGCCGCTCAAGCGCACCGCCAGCGGCTCGCTTGGCGTGGTGGCCACTGGCGCCGCCGGCGGCAACAGCCTCAGCGTCTCCATGCCGCTCAGCGTGCAGATCGATGCGCGCAGCGACCAGGCGCAAATCTATGACCTGGTGCAGCGCGCCGTCTCCCAGGGCAACACCGAGCTGCTGAAGTACCTCAAAGACAAGGGCTGGATTCGGTAGCCCCCACCACTGAAAGATCACAACTCATGCCCAACATGCCCCAAGACTGCAGCAGCCCCTCCCTGTCGGAGGTCATCACCGCCCTGGGCCTTATGGGCTCCATGTCCAACGTCGAGAGCCATTGGCGTGAACGCCTGCGCCGCTTGGCCCTGCGCATGCAGCACGAGAACGCCGACCCCTGGGCCGCGATGGCCGAGCTTGAGCGTTCTCTGGAGGTGGCAGCCAAGAACCCGCAGAAGGCGCAGATGCAGATGGAGTACTGGCTGGCCCAGGCCTGCGCCAAGCTGCTGAGCCAGCACACCGAGCCGATGGTGATGCTGCCGAAGGTGGAATTCCTGGCGCTGTGGCATCAGCTCACCCAATCGGCGCTCAGCCACGAACAGACCCTGGATGGCGGTCAGCCGTCTCACCAGACCCAGCAGATGCGTTCGGCACTGCAATGGCTGGACAGGTCCATGCAGCGCCTGGCCGCCGTGGCCGCGAAGCAGGTGATACCGCTTGGTGCCGATGGTCTGCCGGAGTCTGCGGAGGACACCGCAGCATGATGGCCGCACACCGTACTCTGCGATCGGATGTCTTCAAGGCGCTTGCGCAGCAACCTGTCTCCGTCCTACACTGCCGCCAACCGCTGCCCATGCAGCGGCCACTGGCGAAAGCCAGCGGGATTGGCGTCCCGGAAGACAAAGGCGCGCGGCCGCCTCAAGAGCGGCCTTTTCTTTGCGCGCAGCGCTCAGGCTCCATTTCTATGGCGGCCCGGGTGGGAGCCCCTTTTGGGGCGCCGGTTCCTTTGTCCCGGTACGCCAATCCTGCTTTGGGCCGCCGCCCTTCATTGGCGTGGAGGGTGGCGGTTGTCGACCATGACAAAGGAGCCAACACCATGGCTGGTAATCCCCTGGGCGCCGCCGCGCCCACATCCCCTCAGGGCAATACCTCGCGCCCGTTCTACCGCGTCCCCGCGTCCACCCGTACCCGTCGCCTACATGGCGTCTGCCTGGCCGGCGATCTGCTGCTGAGCATCTACAGCTCGCGCCAGGCGGGCATTGATCAGGCGGTGATGTTGGCCGGCCAGCGCGGGGCGGCCGAGCGCGTCTGCAGCATGCCGGCAGAGTCCGCACGGGCGCTGGCGCGGGCACTGG